TTTGTAACTGGTAGAATGATGGTTGCTCATGTTCAACATACTTAATCTCAAAAAGCATGTCTCCCAATGGGAAGTAAAGTAAATCTCCTTCCAATGGTCTAACTGGATCATTACTTAACCCAGTAACACCGCCTGTTAATAATGGAGTTATATATTCTTCAAACCTTTCTTGTGATATTATAACAGTCATCTCAGCAGTTGACCTTACACCAAACTTAGTAAGTATATTATAATTGTCTCCAAACCCTTGGTAGTTCTCAATATATCCTTCAATAGGAAATGCTTTATCAAACTTAGATGAACTAACTTCTCTTATTATAGTTTTTGTATTCACATAGATTCTAGGCATATAGGTAAACTCTATGCCATGCATCTTAATATGTTCGTCAATCAATTCCTGAACAAGTCCTTGCTCAGACCGATTGCCTTGAGTAAAAAATGGATTTAATGCCATTATCCAATAGTATCCATAGCAGGTATTTCATATTCCCATGCCATTCTTTCTTCAATCTTATCTATTTCTCCTATTGCATCATCATATATTTGTCTACCATTAAGTTCTACACCACCAGGAAGTTTAACTCCTTGGAATTTAATAAGGTTCTGACCCCATTGCTTCTTCATAAGAGCAGTAAAATACTTCTTTAAGAATGGATCTCTGTACACATTAGGATAAGCATTAGGATCTAGTGCTCTATAGCATTCGATAATAATGTAGTCATCAACTTGCATACTGGAATAATCGGTATCAATATACAATCTGTTCTGTCTTCTGTTATATCTAATCTGCTTCTCAGGACGTAATAGGAAGTTAATATCTTCCAAGAACGTTTTGGTCATAGCATAGTTAAGCATTTCAGAAGCACTAAACCAGTAAATCTCATTCAAGAATAACTGATAGTTTACACTAAACATGTTAGTACTTATTGCCCTATTATCAATCTTCCAAACCTTGACTATACTTATAACTTGTTCTGGTATCTGAATAAAGTTTTGGTTCTCTTCATATGAAAACGTAGTTATACCAACCTTTCCTGTTATCTGTGCTTCTGCTGTAGTCGTAGTAACACCAATAGTTTTAGATCCACCCCTTGCTTCAATGGAGTTAATAAACTCTTGGGTTACCTTATGCTTCATGTATAGTTTTTCTATACCATCAAAATGTCTATCCTGAAATAATTGGATAGCATCATCCATCAGATCTTCGATCTGTTCATCGGCAAGGTTGATCTCTAAGACAGGATAACCTAACTGCCTTTTAGCGTATTCAACTAATTCTTGTCTTGTAGACGGTTGTGCCATTGTTAGCCTACTTTTTTGTATTTATGCCCTGTACACCACATCAAGGTGATCACCCTTGTTCAAACCTTCTGTTAGTGTTATTGTGGGGGAGTTTTTAGTGAAATCATTATTTTCTAATCTGACACCATTAACAAAAACCATTAGGTTATGCTCTTGTATGTCAACATTACTAGGTGAAAATTCAATTTGATTTTGAGTAGCAGTGAAGTAATCTTCAGCAGTCTCTGATATGATGTCAACCTCATCACCAACATTACAACCCTGTACTAGAGTTATTTTTCTAGTTATAGAAAAGTCAGTTGATCTTAATTTGACACCATTGACATAACATTTCACATTTGTTTTGTCACCACCAGTTAGGTTAAATTCAGTTTGACCTTCTACTGATGCACCAAGCAAATCTTCTTCAAATTCATTTTGATAGAATACAGTTATCTGCACTCTGTCACCAGCATGGCATCCAGTTGTTAATGTAACTGTTCTAACTCCCGATAAAGCAAAGTCAGCAGGGGGATCATTTACAAATTGATTATCTCTTAACTTAATACCATTAAGAAATACCTGACAAGACCTAGTGCCTATGTCACCGACAAATGGATGAGGTGCATTGAATTCTACTTGAAACTCTGATGCTGTATAATATCCATCTACGTGGGTGGTTATACCAGCACCACCTCCACTTTCTATAGTTTTAAAACTTAAGTTACCATTACCATCAGTAACTAAACTTTCATTTTCAGAACCATCACTACTAGGGAATGTAAACCCTGATACTGTACATATACCTGCTGAGAAAATATTACCATCTACATGACCTGTCAATCTTCCTGTGACATTACCTGTCACATTACCCGTTAAATCCCCTGCTAAATCACCGAAACTTAAATTTCCACTACCATCTGTCTGAAGAGTCTGTGAGGCACTCCCGTCACTTGCAGGGTATGTTAGACCACTTATGGTTGTAACACCAGTTACTTTTAAATCTCCAGTAACTGATAATGCTGCACCACAAGCCACCTTACCACTATAACTTACCAGTTCACCAACACCAGAGGTTTCTACCCATGGGTTAACTGATACAGTTGTAGTAGCAATTCCTACCGATGACTGATCCCTAAGAATATAGACCTTACCATCATAGGTATTGATGGCAAATTCACCACGTTCTATACTACTTACTGCTGGAACCTTGCCTTCAACGGAAGACCTTTTAAACTTTAATACAGGTTGTGCCATTCACAAGACTCTTAAAGAAGAGGAGACATACCATCTGTAAAGACAGACGTTGATATGAGATTATTTATGTGTTATAATTAGTAGTGTATATAATCAATACCTTGAAAAAATTAGTTATTTTGACTGGACCTCAGGGGTCTGGAAACCATTTGTGGTCAAAAGTTTTCTCATTACACGAAGATGTATTCGGTTGGAAGACCTTACTTGATAACTATTGGGAAGCACATAGGTTAACAGAACCATTTGCAGCACACTGGAGAGATCCCAGTACACTAAAGGATTTTGATTGGTCGCAGAGTGAATATTTCTTTACCAGTATCAGTGTCCCACTAGGTATAGAATCTAAAGGTACTAAGTGGTCACCTAATATTATGCAGTTTGCTATGAATGCAGAACTGTGTGGAATAGAGACTAAAATATGCGTTATAGGAAGAGATCAAAATATACTAAATCATCAGCAGCAAAGAATACGTGAAGAAAATACTTGCAGACATTTCCTAGATCAGTTACCTAACTTAGAAAATCCTACATTCTTAAGTTATGAATTGTTATATCTTTACAAAGCAGAGTACCTTAAGACTCTTGACTTAGGTATTCCTATAGCATGGTATGATGAAAGATTAACTGAAATATTAAAATTTGATGCTAATAGTAAATACATTTCTCCAGTAGAACCACAACCACTAGATGATGGTAATAAGACAGCAGTACCATTCCCAAGTAACCCTGTAAATAAGGAGGAGTATGAGAAAGGAATACGTGGAGATTACTTAGACTGCTGTGATGATAAACCATGCCATTGTTAGCATGCCATTATCCACACACTACAGATTGAAATTAACTGACATATGCTGTAGAATAATAACTACAGATGGAGTACCAGTAACTCTAGAAGAAAGAATCTGGATGAACAAACTTATTGAACATAATGATCATGCAAGAAACCTTGTGGCAGAACTATGTGGAGACTCTATATGGGATCTTCCCTGAATTAAAAGTTGTACACCAATGGGCAGACTGGAATGAGAATGGATGTAGACTTACAGCAGACATTCGTACAGGTGGTCACTTTCTTAAGGCAAGAGAAACACTTATAAAGTCTGAAGTATCTGACATCTATAATACTATACTCTATCCTAAAACAGGTGCTGACCTTCCTTGCTTTGGTATGGATTTTATGAAGTTCAGTGATAGAAAGGTTATTATAGTATTTGACTTCCAACATCCTACAGAGAATCACTTATACTCAGTAAAAGGGTTACCAAAAGATGATGGTAAATATAAGTTCTTTGAAATGGGTAATCATTTCTCAGAGAATATCTTTGTTAGATACTGTAAACCAAATAAGGTAGATGAACACTTACCTATGTTTAAGAAGTATCTGAAGAAGTATAGAAAGATGATTGATAAGCACCAACCAGAAGGAGAAGATACTAATGTATACTTTGACTTTGATACCTATATGACTAAGTTAGATCCTGTCAGAGGATACCTCACCTCAAAGTTTGGTGAAGATAAATCTAATTCATTTGTAAGTGACTTCCTTTTCAGTTATGCCTAAGAAACTTCTTATCACCACTGGTCCTCAAGGATCTGGTAACCACTTATTTGCAAGAGCATTCAGTCTACATCCAGATGTTAAAGGGTGGGATTCTCTTGTAAAAAACTACTGGGTTCCTTCTGATGAAGAACCTTTTGCTAGGTATTGGGTATATCCTGACGAGTTAGAGTTTCCTGAAGGTGATTATTTCTTAGCAAATGTTAGTGTACCTTTCTTCTATGATGGTGTTAGACAGGTTCCTAAGATACTTGAGGTATGTAAAAAGGCAAAGGAACTGGGTGTAGAACCTGTTGTTGCTATTATTGTTAGAGATCAGAATATTAATTCATTGCAACAAAAAAGGGTTGGTGGGGAAATAACCCTACCAACCGCTTTAAAGTATTTTAAGAATATATTAGACTCAGAATATGAATCTCATTTCTTAGATCATGAAGCCTTCTTTTTATATAAAGAAGAATACATGAAGTATTGTGGTAATCTATTTGACTTTCCCGTTACAGGTGAAGGCATCAATACCTACATCGATAAAGATGCCAACCACAAGTACGTTCGCTATGTCGAGGAATACTGGTTAGACGATACCATCAGAGATGGTCGTAAACCATTCAACAAGCGAAATTAGCCAACTTCAGCAATTGCTGTGTTCTTAGCAGAAATCTCAGCAAGGTCGATTCTCATTTGAGCAACCATGTCAAGAATGCGGCTCTGAAGTTCAGAAGCACCTTCTACTAGAGTAGCAAGCTTACGTCCACCTAAAGCAGAGTGGAAACCTTCGTCTCTACCGATTGTAGCATATCTGTGTGAGATATAAGTATCTTCAACACATTCAGCCATTTCTTGCCAAACAGCTTCAGCTCTTCCTTCTGCAACCAACTGGTAAGCAGCAAGTGCAGCTTCGTCTGTAGAAGCAGAATACTTCTCAAGAAGTGAAGCACCTTTAGCTTGTGGGTTAGCAGCGTCAGCAGCGAATGCAGCTTCAACATCTACAGGTGATCCTGTGATGTGCTCGATAACTTCCTTAACCATACGGAAGTGCTTAGCTTCGTCTTGTGCTTGCTTTGAAAGAAGCTCAAGATCCTGTACACTATGTGTAGCAGGTGTTGAAGAAGCAACTTCAGCAGCGATAGCTTTCATGTTCTGAGCTTCATTAACCATA